CAACTGATGTGGTTGTGCTTGTCTGAACTGGTTCGCTGGTTGTGGTCGTTGATGTGGGAAGGGTTGTCGTAGATGTCGAAGTTGTTGTGGTCGTTGAGGATGTGGTTGTTGAAGTTGTTGTTAAAGTTGTCTGCGAGACTCCGTTAGTAGTAAACGCGGAGTCTGGGACTATCGCCCAGCCTTCATCATCAATCTTCCAGGCGAGCATTAGACAGGCAACCCCGCCGTTCTCGTACATCCACAATTCTAAAGGCTGGCTACCTGCATCTAGTTCTAGTTCATCTGACATACTCCACGAACAACCTTGGTCATTCCAAACACCGAATGTGTTGCCGTCAATAGTTATCTCGCCGCCGTCATCGTGTGCGAGCATGAACTCGATTGTCTGATGCTCAGGGATATCTATGTAGCCGGTCATGTGGACCATGAACAAGTCGCCTGTGCAGTCCTCGAATAGTTCGCCGTCGTAGTTTCGGTTGATGTTGTTCTCTGTTTCTGTACCGCAGACAGGGTATTCGGTGGTGGACTGAACGGGTGGTATTTCGTCGATTGTGTAGTAGGTGGTTGCTAACCCTGGTGTTGGTTCAGCGTTCGCTTGGTTTGGGAATACTGCGAACAGGATTGCTGGTAGCGGAATAAGCCACCTAGTTAGATTGCGACCCACATCATTTAAATTTTGGACCAACACACCAACACACCAACGAATTGCGAACACCTTTGGTTATTTCGGTAACTCTATGAACCATAAAAGACGGAAAAACAATTAAAGTTCCAGCCGTCATCTTTGGTTGATGTTCTTTTTCTAAATCAAAAAACTCAAATTGACCGCCATCAAAATTGTCATTCAATAATAAAGTAACCGACAATTTTCGAGTTAATGGCTCGGCATTATTGCTTAACATAGTATCCATATGCCAATCATATTTGCCTTTATCTTTTGCTTTGTATTCCGTAAACTGATAATTGTGAAAACCAACTAAATCAAACTTATAAAAGTTTTGATTTAATGTGTCAATCGCAGATGCCAATTTGTCGTAAAACCATTTACATTCATTATTGTACTCAACCCAAGCAATATTGGATTTGCGAACATCTTTTCTTTTAGAAAGTTGCAAACCATTACCTATTTCTCCTATTTCTTTTGGCAACAAATCACAGTAAGTAATTATTTTTTTTAGTTCTTGACGGTTAAATAACTCGTGTTCATAACAATACGGATAAGTAATTGAATGGGTTTCGTTAGGTTTGTAATGAAGCATTGTTTAATTACAGCAATAAAACAAAATTAATTTTGTAATCACAATTACGCAAGTTCGGGTTTTACAAACTCATCAGCGTCAGGGTCATAGGTGAAACCGATGCCAGCGTATGTGCCACGAATGTTTCCGTTATATGAAGTGCGTTTACAGGTCAAGCCTGAGTGCCACGGTTGATTCTCGTAGAACTGTTCCCACGCTTCAGTAGAACCACCAACCTCTACACCGTTATCAAGTTGTGTAACCGTTTCATCAACACCCGTAATAACTTGAACTACAACATTGTCAGAATTGATAAGTGCATAGTGCGCCATTAGATGACCTCTGTTCTTAATTTAATTGTTTTACGAACATCGTGCATACCCAACAAACCATACACCGCATCGTTTTCAGGCAAAGTATTTTCTATATTCTCTAGGTCGTGTTCAAATCTTTTTGCATCAATGAAAGAATAAATCTTGTCCAGCACTTCGTTTGTGTCGGCAACCAGTTCTGCGTAATCAATAAACAAAAACTCGCCTTGATTAACTTGTTTCGCCCATTCAACACCACGCAAAGAACGCATCAAAGGTTCGCTGTCCTCTCGTAGATATTCGTTTGCATCAAAAGGTTTATTGTTCAATTTGTGAAGTGACTCAAATGAATTGAGAATTTCATCTGTTGGTCTAGTTAGAACGATTGTTTTTGGTGTATCAGTAACATATCGGCGTAACAAATCTTGGTTAGGTGACAAAGTCCACGAACGGCATTTATCAACCACGATTGGTCGTGTCGTATTTCGATAATAAATATCGGGAATTGCTTTAACGAGTTGATACGCCGTGTCATAACGATAGTTTGCATCTAACTGTTCTTTTGATGTTGTTTCACAGGACTGTTGCATATCCCACATCAACTGACACACAGCCGAATTACCTTCAGCATAAATGTCAGGGTTCTGATGCAAGATAGCCGACAACAAAGTTGAACCTGAGCGTGGCAAACCACTAAGAGCAATAAATTGTCTCACTACGCCCAACTTAAATTGCCTGAACCAGCAGTAATGGTCGTAACTTTATTACTTCCCGATGTAGCCGTTGAACCTGTAAGTCCAGCACCAATAGTGATTGTGTATGTCGATGGATAGCGCACAATCACGACACCGCTTCCACCCGCTGCTGTTGTATAACTACCACCCGTGCCTCTGCCACCGCCACCACCGCCACCTGTATTTGCTGTGCCTGCTGTGCCTGCCGTTCCGGCTGATGCGCCACCAGCACCACCGCCACCAGCACCACCAGTTCCCGATGCTGCATTATATCCGCCACCGCCACCGCCACCGCCATACGACACAGATGAACCAGTAATATCGTTGCTTGCCCCAGCACCACCATTACCGCCAGCACTTGATGGCGAACCAGCGTTGCCACCTACTGCGGAAGTTCCGCCACCACCACGACCACCCGTGCTACCACCACCACCAGCAAAACCCTGACTAGTAGTTCCTGAACCAGAAGTAGCACCATACGCACCACCACCACCACAACCGCCACCACTACCAGCCACCTCAATGGTGTATGAACCGCCAGCACCGCCACCAGTTGATGTATATACATCAAAAGATGAGTTACCGCCGTTAGACCCTTTTGTAATATTTGGATAAGTGCCACTACCACCAGCACCGCCAGCACCGACAACCACCGCATAACTTCTACCCGTGATTAATGAAAGAGCAGGTTCTAAATATGTTGCACCACCACCCGTAGCAGAAACAGAACTACGCAAACCACCAGCACCGCCACCACCAGCAATACCGCCACCGCCTGCACCACCGCCTGCTTGAACAAGGAAATCAATTATAGGCGTTCCAGCAGCCGCAGGTGCTTTACCGAGACCTGTTATTGCACGATTGTCACCAACAAGTGTGCGCTGACCATATCTAGACATCGCTAAACCCTACGCAGTAATTCGATTTACGTAACCAAAAATGTTAATAGCGCTAGTCGTAGCAGCAAACGCAGCAACAACCAACGGAGTAGCGTTACCCTTAATAATAAGACCTGGAACTATCAGATACAAACCTGACTCAGCAGGAACGGTAAACTCAATGATGTCTCCACCAGCAGTTGCGCCACCCCACTCAATCGTCAATTTGCGGGCAGTTGTATCATAGTTCGTTGCATACAACCAAATCTCATCAATCGTTGTCGCTGTAGCCGAACCTGTGTGAACGGTTTTACCTGCGGTTGCGTCATCGTTGATGTGGATGCCACGACCATCAGTTGAACCGCTAAGTGGAATTTTTGTGAATGTTGCCATTGTTATCTCCTAATAAGTGGTTAAATCGTTCCCTAGTTAAATACTGCGTTACATAAAACATTATCAGCATCAGCAAAATCAACCGTTGCACTAGCCGTAGCAGTATCAACATACGCCTGAGTAGCCAAAGTACCAGTCTCATTAGGCAAAGTAAGAGTACGGTCCTCGGTTGGGTCAGCAACCGTCAAAATGGTTTCAAAATTATTATTCGTAGTACCCTCAAACTCAATGTCATGGGTAGCAGGCAAAAAGATGCCATGAATATGAACACGGCTAGCACCACCAGCATTTAAACCCTGTTCAGCAATAGCAACAGCCAACTCCTCGGCAGTAATCTTTTTTGTTTCCGTAGCCGACACATCAACAACAGCAAAAACATCGGTGTCAGCAACATCGGCACCAACCAGCGCCGTTAAAGCACTTATCTTTTTATCAGCCATTGCCAGCCTCCATCAAAACGAAACTTCCATCTTCTAACAACAAATCGTTACCATTTTCTAATTCTAAATTGTTAAAAAAAAAATCTGGGTCATTCCAATACGAGTTAGCCAAGTCACCGCGAGTGGTGCCAACGGCACCAGTAGCGGCATAAAACTCGTAACCAAGAGTGTCACGAAAGTTGTAGCCGTTATCTTGAGCAAAGGCGTACATCATGTCACCCAACGTAGACAGCGTTGGGTATTGCGCTTTTAGCGCAACATACATTGCATCATTGGTTGTAGTCATTAAACCACCTTGAAGTTACGTCGCGACTTCTCATGGGCAGCAATCTGCCCAATAAGTTCATCGAGCTCAGAGTCGGACAACTCCGTTGCTTTCTTATTAGATTGAACCGTTACCGTAGGCGGCAACATACGGTTAGTGGCCTGTAGGTAAAGTTGGGCTGACTTGGTGTCACCCTCTAGGGCTTTGTTGTAAAGTGTGTCCAGAAGCTTTTGTGTGCGTTCTGGTGAACCCTGAATGTCGTCCACACGCTTTTTCCACTCGTTGAGGAAGACTTCCTTTTTCTGCCAGCGCCGTAGCGTTGTTTCATCTACGCCGTACTCAATGGCGTACTTGGCTTTGGAGGCTGGCACTCGCTCTGATGGAGCGGTGCACAACCAATCCAAATAGTTTTGTTGTGCGACCGTCAAGGTCATTTCTTCGGAGTTTGCCATCAATGTGTACGCACTTCGTTACGCATGTAACGCTTGGGGGGGACTATAGGGGGGGAAACGGAAAAACCCGGTTTCCCCAACTAGCTGTTAATCGCAACGCCCTAAGCGTTGCGATTAAGGCGTACACAAGTCAAGGTTTAAGGAGCACTATGCCAAAAAAATACCGACAGTTAGATAACGGTCAAGGCGACGCTAGCAAACCAGGTCCAATTAGTTCTTACACGGTTAGGGAATATCCAACACGGCAGCAGATTGCTAAAGCCAAAACGGACAAGGCTCGTCGCAAACCAGTAAAAGGTTACAAACAAGACCAGATTACAAAAACGGGCAAGATTAAACTTAAATTTTTACCAGACGTTCCTTACACTTCCTACATAGGAAGATATAAGGGTGCTGGTTCTAAAGCAGCAAAAAAAAGGAGCAAGTAATGCCATACAACTACCGTCAGCTTGATAGCCACGCTTCGGCAACGCCGAAGTCGGGAACAAGCACATCAACTTACCCACCGAAGGTTAAAGGCAAAAGCTCTAAGGTTAAGAACCCGAAGGCAATGGTTAAAGAGTACAAGTAATGGCTGCCAAGAAACCTAAGTCAAACAGAAAACCAAAAGTTGGCGGAGACTATGTAAGCCCGTCAGAACTAAAAGCAAGCCGTGCAGAAGATGTGCGAAATGAGAGAATGCGTAACCAGTACCTAAAAGACGGATATCGTGACCTAAAGCTGGCAGCTTATAAAGACAAAGTAAAAGCTAAATATGAAAAAACGTACGAATTTAACAAACCTAAAAAAAGTGCTGGTGAAGGCACAGGTAAAGTAGAAAAAATACGCAACGCCAAAGCTGGTGGTCGTGCACAACCAAAGGGAACTCAACCAAAAGGAATGGCAGCACCACCACGCACAGGACCAAGTTCTGGTGGTGGAGGACAAGGCTCAAGATACGGTCGCCTAACAGGTGGCGGTCTAAACAAACACGGTAGATAATGGCCAAGACTGCCGCATGGCAACGCAAAGAAGGCAAGGACCCAAAGGGTGGGCTAAACCGCAAAGGTATAGCTTCTTATCGTGCCCAGAACCCTGGTTCAAAGTTGTCAATGGCGGTCACAACAAAGCCAAGCAAATTAAAGCCAGGCTCGAAAGCTGCCAAGCGGCGCAAATCGTTTTGCGCACGAATGGGTGGCATGCCAGGCCCAATGAAAAAACCAAACGGCAAACCAACCCGTAAAGCGTTGGCGCTCAAGAAATGGAACTGCTAGTGGCAGCCAAAAAAACCAAATCAAAAGTAAACCAAGCTGGCAACTACACAAAGCCAAATATGCGCAAGTCTTTGTTTAAGAAAATTAAAGCAGGCACAAAGGGTGGCGACCCTGGTGAATGGTCGGCTCGAAAAGCACAGCTTCTTGCATCGCAATATAAAAAAGCTGGCGGCGGATACAAAAACTAATGGCGTTAGCTAAATCGCAACAATCGCTAAAAAGTTGGACAGGACAGAAATGGCGAACATCAGATGGCAAGCCATCAAAGGGACGCAAGCGTTATTTACCTGACGCCGCATGGAATGCGCTAACCCCAGCAGAAAAACGTGCCACCAACACAGCCAAAGCCAAGGGCAACAAAGCTGGTAAACAGTTTGTTGCCCAACCAAAAAAGATTGCCAAAAAAACCAGGAGTTACCGCTAATGGCCGGCAAGAAACCGGCCAAGCGTAGCACCAGCACACCCGTAGCACCCAAAGAAGACTACGGCAAGCCAACACTCTATGTTGGCTTGACCCCAGACTCGAACCACGTATGCCCAGAATGTGGCAAAAAAACCAAAAGAGCCATCATTCGCGAATATAAAGGTATTCTTTTGTGCAGCAAAAATTGTGTTGCCCAAGTTAAACGCAAGGAAATAAAAACCGAAACGGTGTAATTTTTTAATAAGGTACCCTTTTGAGTTGATGGGTACCCCCTGTTTGTAAAAAATGAGTTAGATGGCTACGGGCTGATGCCATCCATTTGCTGAACCCGTGCCCACCCCCCCTGTGTCCCCCCTCTGGTCCTGCGACTGCGACCAGTTTCCTGTGTAAGAACCTGTTTCCAACACCTGTTCACAACATGAACAACACCTGACACTTCCCCCCACCCGTGCGTCCACCTTGGCTGTGGGTCTACCTTCCTGCGTGGCTGGGGTATGTGGTGGTAGGTGGTGTGTGTGTGTACAAGATGGGTCTTACCCCTCGCTGGAGCGAAGGGGATAAGCCCCTTCCTGAGACACAAGGAGAAGGTAATGGATAGTGACACGATGTTAGGTATTCATATGTTTGGCGACATCCAAGCGTATGAAGAAGTTGAAGAATATCAAGAAGTAACAACGGCAGACCCATATCAAAACTTGATTGAACTGATTGAGTTGTCTTACGGTGACTGGGCTTACCGTGTTCTTGACCGTTTCACGGCTCAAGCACTATGGTCGCTCGCTGATGAGCATGGCGCACACAATGCCCTTGAGTTCATTCAGAGTCAAGAAGACTTTACGGAGTCTTTGTAAAAAACAAACCCGTGAACGGTGCGCCCCGATGGCGCGCACCGTTCACTCTCTATCAGAAAGGTTGTTATGAAGTTAGACCTTAAGAACATTAAGCGAATCAACATCAAGTTGCCAGACCAGTTTGAGCGTGACGCTGTACGGCGACAACGCTCTCTTGATGACTCTGGCATTGTTGAGCAAGTTGATGACTTGCTTATCAATTCAAATCCTGCTGATGAGCCTGACGAACTCAGAGCAATGCTGAATATGTCTGTTGAACCAGATTATTCAGACGCAAAAGTTGGCGATGTGTTTCCAATATCGCCATCAGAAGTGCTATGTGATGAGACATTTCTCTGGGTTGCTCGCAACTTTGAGTGTGTCTGTGGAGAGAACCATTAGCGAGTTTCTTGCCCCCCGCGTTGCGCGGGGCAAAGAAATCGCTTCTCAGAAGTAAACAATATAAACACAACCGAAAGGAAACAATAATGAGTACAACATTAATCGTGGCTGGAGTTAGCAACTCTGGTCCTAAATCAACTGCTGTATCTTTTACGGCAGTTGACGGAATCCGTCCTTGGGCTTGGTTGCCTAACGAACTTGTAACTACACACAACATTCGTGCTGGAGTTACTCTTGAAATTGACGAAGTGGTTGCTATGGGTTCACCTGTAACTTCCTATGTCAAGGACGGTATTGAGTACGAATTGACTCAACCGAAACAGCAGTTAATGCTTGGCGGTAACTTGGTTATTACTCAACCAGCCTTCAAGCCGTTGACAGCGTTGACGGTAAGCAAGTCTGAGTAATTCACTCAGCATAAGCGTTATCGAAACCGAGAGTCCACAGGACTCTCGGTTTCTTAACGCATTACTAGGAAGCAAAACGCGGAACGCGCGTTTTGAAATTCCGTCGCCTATGTTCGCTACCGCGACGGCGACAACACCAACACCAACACCAACACCAGAGCCTCAAAACTCAATCGTCACTACAACTGACCGCTTAAATCTGTTCGGGTGTCGCAATCAACCGTTCGGGTGTGGCATTTTCAACAAAAAAGGAAAAAACATGAAATATAACATTCGTTTGTTAGTTCAATGCGAAACAGAAGCAAATAATTTCTACGACGCTTTAATAAAAGCTTCAAACACTATTACTAATGTTGATGTGCGTGATGCCAAAAATTTGGCGTGGCACTATGTTGACAAAGACAATAAGCGTTATGTTTTGTCTGATGAAGGTTTAATTGAAGTCGAAACATTTGGAAAATTCAAATCCCTTTCTGTTGTAGAACCAAATGTCGGTCGTCTTGCGCCCCCCGCTTCGCGGGGCGCAAGCCAACCTAACAAAGAAAAAAAATATGAATAAAGAACAATTATTGCGCCACATCATGGCAATTATTTATCGTAATGGTCATTGGTCTAATCAATCCGAAAAAATTAACGACATATTGTTATTGGTTCATTCGGAAATAGAAAACATAGAAGAATCAGCAGAGTCATACAACAACCGAAACAGAATCTCATAAAGGAGACTCAACATGCCAAGACAAGCAAGTGAAGAATTGGGTTATTGCGATAGGTGCGAATACGAATTTGAAACAAATCGCGAAATAAACCGCTATGAAGGCGACCAATATTGCGATGACTGCTATTCAGATGTAATTCACGAAGCAGAATACGAAGCAGAAAATGACAGCAACAGTAGTGGCATTCATGGTTACAGCTACAAACCTGAAACCATTTTTCACCACTCTGACGGCAACGCAAGACTCACACACCAAAAAACAAACAACATTTACGAACCCATGATGGGTATCGAACTAGAAACGGAGTTAGTTGATGAAAATTATTTGTCTCATGCTGCTAATTATATTAACAATACAGCTGATGGTCTGGTATATCTAAAAGAAGATTGTTCAATCAATCATGGTTTTGAAATTGTGTCGCATCCAATGACACTAAACTATTTACAAAACCACGCACAACGCTACAAAACATGTTTAGACTATTTGCGCAAAAACGGTTATCGCGCATGGGGTACTTCTACGTGTGGCTTACACATTCATATATCTAAAAATGCTTTTACTGACACCAAGCACGAAGCAAAGTTTTTGTATTTCATATTCAAAAACAAAAAAACATTGGTTAAGTTTGCTGGTCGCCAATCAGGCTATGCTAAGTTTGATTTAGATTCTTTTGTGGGCGCACCTACACATCTAGATATAGCAAACAAACCAACTGTTTTGGAAGTTGTTAAAGGTGTGCGCAAAAATGGCGAGTATGTACCTGGTCAATTTGAACGCAACCTTGCAGTAAATCGTTCAAACTACAATACGCACGAATTGCGTATTTTTAGACCATCTTTGCGTTTTACTACAGTTTTGGCATATGCCGAATTTGTGCATTGTTTATTTTCTTATTCGCAACAAGTAACAGCTGCCGAAGCAATAAAAAACAATGCCCTAACTTCGTTTGCGCCATTGCTTAAATTTGCGGAAGCACAAGACAATCTATATCAAAATTTCATTACTAGAGCTAATAGCAGAAATGTTCTGCAAGCAGAAACGGATACAAAATAATATGTGTTTATTAACTTTCCTACCAGAAAACATTGATTTCGACTATGAACGAGCGCGTGTGAGCGCAAAATCAAACCCTGATGGGTTCGGTTTTGCTATCCATGCAGGTGTTGCCATAATCAAAGACCATGATATGGATTTCGAAAAACTATGGTTGCGATGGAGTGATTTAAGAAAAACCTATCGTGGCCCTGCGTTATTCCATTTTCGTATTACAACACACGGTCATACCGACATAAACAATTGTCACCCATTTGATGTTGATGGCAAGCCAGACACTGTGTTGGCACACAACGGCATTTTGCCGTTAACAATGCCAATCAACGACCATCGTTCAGACACAAAACTGTTTGCTGAACTAATCCTTCCAGCGATTGGCGGTGTTGAAGCGCTCGACAATCAAGAAAGATTTGAAGAATTAGAAAATTGGGCAATTGGTAACAAGTTGGTTGTATTGACTACAAACGAAAAAGCCAAACATAATTGGTATATCGTCAATGAAAAATCTGGGCATTGGGACGCCGGCATGTGGTGGTCTAATAGTTCCTACAAACAAAATTACGGATACAAATATTCAAATTACAATTATGGTTACGGCTATAGTTCGCCATATCTTGGTACTCCAAAATCAGATAACAAAACTGATATTTATCGTCAGTATGACGATTGGGACGATGAAGTTAGTGGTTGGAATAGTTCGTTTCATAAAACAAATAGCGCTTGGACATTTGACGACACGGTTGATTATATACAAGATGAGCTGTATCCAGATACTTCAATAATGAACAAAATCACAATCTTCACAGATTATTCAAATCAAGATTATGCGACTGTTAATTGTTGGAATTGTGGCGCAATTTATTATGTTGATGCGTTAGAACCAAGCGCCACTCATTGTGGCGCTTGCAAAACGTGTCTAGCTTGTGCAAACACAGATTGCAATTGTTGGGAACACTACGAATACGGTGAATCATTTATTAATTGGGATGAAAAAGATGGAGAAATGACACGTGAAACAAAAATTAAACAATAAACGCAGAAAAAAAATGAAAAGAAAAATTAAACGCAAAGATGACGGTTGGGAAAACATCTTTGTAGAAATAACCAAATACGAAATTGGCTTAGCCAAGAAAGGAACACCTAAATGAGTATTAGAATTGTATCTAACGAACAAATTAGGTTTGATGTTGATGTTGAGTCATACAATCGGCTTTTGCGAGATGTAACAACAAATGTAACAGCACGCTGCGAACAATCAATAAACAACATAATTTCTAATGGTATTAGTGACAACATAATTGGACAAATTTCAGAATCAATAGATGTCAGCAGAGTCACAGAATATGTAGTTGCAAGTTTAGATTATGGTCGCATTATTGAATATGCAAAAGCAAGAATCGTGGCTGTTTTGTTAGAAGACGAACGCTTCAAAACATTAGTAAATCGTGGCATTAATACAGCAACTGTCGGCTTCATTGACGAAGCCGTCGAGCGTATTACTGCTCAAATGAATCAAGAACTCGGAATAGAAAGTGATGTTTAATGTCTATAAAAATTAAAGCTTTTTCCAGCGCTCGTTTTTACCATCGAGAATACATAAATAAATTAAAAATGTTGGAAGCAATTAGTCCGCATATGCGGGAGTTGTTTGAAAAAATCTCTGATTCGGAATACGGACTCACTCTTGTCGAGTGTGCCCGTACTGATGACAGAGTAAAAATGAATGAAACAAAAATACGACTAGACATGTTGCGTCTTGACGGACACATCATGCTAATTGATGGTAGATACTACAACAAAAAACACATAGAAACGGAAGAAATCTAATGCCCAAAACAATAACAAAATTAGTTACAAAAGCAGAAGAAGATATTAATTACATTCTACAAGACTTCAAAGACCCGTGGAATCTAGATGGAGCATCTTTGTGGGTAATGAATGCAAACAAAAAAATGGTAATGAAACATCAAAACCTTGATGTTTATGATTTGCTAAAAAGTTCTGACACTTTCAAAATCGTCAAAGATGCTAACTTTTTCACAATTCTAACCTGTGGTTGGGCTGCACCATTAGAGGAACTAGGTGACAATGTACCATCAGAGTCACCAAATCGTCGCAGGGTGCGCTTGCTAGTTGGGGCAGATTTTAGTGGTGTTGCAAGTGTGTTGCGATTCCAAGATGACCCAGATAAAACAATTGTCGATGAAGGCAAAGCAAACGGCACTCTTGCTCAAGCTGTTGACAAGTTAGTCAAAAAGAAATTGAAGCATCAGATAAATAAAGTAACCAACGAAATCAAAGAAATGATGGAAGAAGATACGCAATGAGTGAAATACAACAATACGAAAACTCAATCATGCAAGTTAATGCAGTTAACGAATTTGTTTCTGCATTTGCGCAGCAAGGTGTTGTGTTTACAGACCAAGAAATAGAAATCATATTCAATCGTTACGCAACCAAGTTCCGTGATGTTGTTGAACATGTAGACAAAGGAAAAACAGAATGACAACAGCAACAAAAAATGATATACTTGGATTGATTGATTATCTGCAAGAAACACTTAGCGATTATGAATCGCCAGGTCGTCCATATGATGATGATGAACTATTCGAAATAAGTTCATGGGCCAAAAGATGCACAGTATGGCTAACAGAAAAAATAAAGGAAATGATATGAGCGACAATTATGCCATGCAAATATCTGTTGGATTTACAGATGCAGATGTGCGCGAAGCAATGCCACACCTTAAAGGTGCGGCTGCGTGTGTTGCGCTAGAAAGTATAGAACTATTACTTCAATCATACGTTTATGAAGCCGGTTGTGAAATAATATCACAACTTCTTCGTGAAGAAGGTTGGGATATCAATGGTGAATCATTTATCGAAATGGGAGGATGGTAATAATGGCTGAAAAATGGGTAAAACTCAAAGATTTAAAAAACGAAAAAATATCCAAAGAACTTAATCCGATTTATAAATACGCAAATTGCACCAATTGCCCTAGTGATTGGTTCTTTCCGCCAGATGGAAAAGGAGGTAGAATTTCTATAAGCCCTGGCTCTAATCTTTATAACGCATTCAAAACATGCAATGAATGTAAAGTTAAACAAGAATGTTTCAACTTTGCTAAAGAATATGATTGTGTAGGCGTTTGGGGCGGCAGATTATTTACACATAGAAAAATTTCCAAAATAAAACTAAAGGAGTAAATGTGTTTAAACGATTGTTAATTGTTGTTGTTGGGGTGTTGCTTATTGGATGGACCCTAACTCCACCTAAAATACCACAAAAAATACAGGTGTTGCCACTAAATGTAGAGCAATTTTCAATCCCTAAAAGCCCACCGCAAACCTATAAAGACAGAATCATTTTGCCAAATAATATGTTGTGCCCTGAATGGGCTCAACTAGCCGTAAATGTAGGTTGGGAAGAACAAGACCTTGCCAAATTAGATTCAGTTATTCATCGAGAATCTCGGTGTTTTACATGGGTTCACTATGGCAAAGACCCCAATGGGGGGTCTTTTGGGCTTACACAAATCAATGCGTACTGGTGCAAACCCTCAAAATGGTATCCAAATGGATACTTGCAAACCTTTGGAGTATTAAATAGTTGTGAAGAACTTTATTTACCTCGGGTAAACCTATTGGCAGCAAGGTTAATATGGCTTTATTCGCATAAAGAATACGGAAACGGATGGCTACCGTGGCGCGCGTAATTTGGGGTTTGGGTGTTGAACCTAAATGCTTGACAGACCGTACACAAATGAGCTTTACTATAATCCCCCTCCAGGGGGGCAGTGGAGAGATGATAACGGGGGGCAAAGAAACCAAATCACGCCAACCGAAGGGTCGGCGTGATAAAATGCGTACACATAAAAGGAAGGTTAAAAAATGAGAATTGATGAACAAGCCAAGATTGTGTACGTAAGACAATCCTGGTTAAAAGACATGTTGCTGTGTCCAGAACGGTCACGCCTTAGCGTGACCCAACCTGAATTTAAAACTACAAATGACAGCGCCGCAATCGGCACTGCCGTTCATGCCGGTATTGAAGCAGTCTTAAACAATAATTGTTCCACGAAAGATGCACCAGAAGTTTCTTTAAAACGCTTTTTAGAAATAGAAGAAGAAGGAATTAAGCACACAAATGTTGAACCAAGCACATGGCATCGTCATGTAATTGGCCTAACAAATGCTTGGGTAAAAGACATTTATCCGCATGTTCCGCTCGGCGGTCAATCGGAAGTAAAATTTGTAGCCCCAACAGGCTCGTCGGTTAACGGTTATCAACTTTGGTTTGAAGGCACAATGGATTATGTGCATGAAAAAGGTGTTTGGGATTGGAAAACAGCAGCTCGAAAATATTCTGCGCTTGAAAAACAATCTCAAGATGTGCAATCATCTATCTACACTTATGCAGCACACGTTCTTGGGTTTACAAAAGAAAATATTTCAACATTTAATTTTGGCGTAATGATTCGAGTAAACGAAGCGTACGGCCAAATACTTTCTGTCAATCGCAGTAAAGCTCATGGAGATTTTGTCATCAAGCAAGCTATGTCGGCTGTTGCCTACGGGTTTGCAATGGGTGACGAAACAGGAACACCCACAAAAAATCGTTGGTTAATCAATGACCAACATTATTTGTGTTCAGACCGCTGGTGTCCGTGGTGGTCTGTCTGCAAAGGTGCTAGTATAGGACAAAACGATAATCAACTGGAGGTTGATAATGGATAAGGACAGGGCAATAATCACCCAAGTCGCTGCAAAAATTGCAGCAGATTTGGTCAACAAGGAAGCAAGTACCGAAGCAAAATTGGGTGAGTTTACACTTTTGTTTACGGGCGTAAAAGATGTAATTTTTGAAGTCATTGAGAGTTCTCAGTCTGACGCTCAGATTTTCGAAATGACTAAACAAGCATTCAATGCAACGACTGTTTCAGATAATTCTGGAAGCGGTTCACCTTCCACCGCAGTTGGGTCGTTGCAGATTGTTGGAAAGCAACACGGCGACTTGCCAGATTGGCTCATCAAAGCGTGTAAGCGTGATGGTGTAACCAAGGTGTACGACAACCGTGACAGCCTTTCAATCAACCCAAAGCGTCCTTGGTTTAGGGCCGTTGAGGGTGAAAAAGCTTATTGGGCACCAAAGACCCGATAAATGAAACTTACCGCAGAGCAAATTTCTGCGGGTTGGGACATGGTGGAGAAGCAGGTCAGTCCTGATTCTCCACCATCTTCTATTATCCCGCCAAGTGAATACAAAATGTATGAACCACTTTCAGAAGCGGCTCATTCTTTTGTCCGATGGGCACAAAGCCCACAAGAAAGAATCCATTTAGGATTACCACAAATAGATGCCGAAATGCGTGGCATTGCTGCAGGCGAAATGTCAATGATGATTGGGTATGCGCACGGTGGCAAAACATTATTGTTGTTGCATTCCCTGCTTGAGAATCGCGACAAACACATTGCAATGTTCATTCCAGACGAACCACGCCAACTTGTTTTAACAAAACTAACCTGCATGTACCACGGCATTGATGCTCGAGAACTAGAACGATTAGTTGCAATGGACGACACTGACGCAATTGATTTACTTAGAGAAACCGCCGAAGAAAACTTCCCCAATCTCGCTGTGTTTGACCAACCATTGACCGGCATAGACATGGAGCGGGCATATAACGAAGTGTGTGATGTGTGGGGACAAGTACCTGACCTTGTAGTCGTGGACTACCTTGACCTAGTAGAAGCAGGCGAAACGGTTCCCGACAAAGCAACATTCGTTAAATCGTTTGGTCGTAGACATGACATACCAATGCTGGTGTTGCATCAAACTTCCCGTTCCTCAGGCGCTGATGGAGCAAAACTAACCATGTCATCAGGTGCTTTTGGTGGCGAACAACAAGCAACATCGGTCATTGGTGTGCGTCGTAAAAAATATTCCATCATGGCTGAGATGAACGAAATCATCAACAAGCTTGACAAAACACACTCAGAGCGCTCAATGGAGCGCCTCGATTCTCTGCGATACGAAGCAAAGATTCACGAGTACACCGTTACAGTCAGTTTGTTGAAAAACAAACGACCAGCTGGTCAACTTGTAGATGACATTGATTATGAAATAGATTTAGCTACTGGTCGTCTAATGCCACTACTAAATGGTGATTTACCAAAACAATATTTGCGAGGTTTTCATGAACGACAATTCTGAACTCGTTAAAAACTTTGCTTCTTTGTTTGCCGGTCGTACAGACGCCTACGGTTCGTGGGAAGGTGGCTGCATCAAAGAAGAAGTTACTCCATCAAAGTATTTGAAACATTTGTGGGGGCAAGAATATATCGGCATATATCCAATGCTTCCCACCAACACAGTTTGGTGGGGGTGTTCAGACATTGATGTGGATGATATTGACCAAGCCCGCAATATACAACTAGCCCTAAAGTTGAAGTCTATTGAAAGTTGGGTTGAACGCACAGTCAAGGGCTTTCACATCTGGGTGTTTGCAAGTGAGCCAGTTGCCGCGCGAGTGATGCGTCGAGCGTTGCTCGCCGCACACTCTGCCGTCAAAGTGCCGGCTAAAGAAATTAATCCAAAACAAGAAGAAGCTTCTGGTTACGGCAACTATGTTCGTTTGCCGTATCCAGGTGAATTGTTTGAACCAATGGGTGTTCGCTTCATTATGGATAGCGCAGACAAACCAATGCCGCTTAATGTTTTTGTTGAAGAAGCCATAAAAAATCGTGTTACGGAAAATCAATTAATGCCATTGGCAGACATGTATGTACCAAAGCAATCATTGAGTTTTGTTGGTGGAAATGCTGCCATTCCTGTTGATGTGGCAAAAAGTCTATTAAGACCTTATTCGCTAAAAATGTTTATGGATGGACCGTTGCCAGACTCAGACCGTTCTGGCACATTAGTGCGTCTTGCTTACAGGCTTAGGTCTGATGGTTTAACGGCTGATGTTGCCTATGGTATTATTCGTTCTGCTGATATTCGTTGGGGTAAATTTTATTTGCGTGAAGATGGCGATATGCACATCTCAAAAATCATTGCTGACGTTTACGGCGAATGATTCACAAACAAATCTTTGCTGTTAAGCCGCGTTCAAAACAACGCCCAAGAAGTACTCGTTCAGGCCATACCTACACACCCAAAGAAACAAGAGAGTACGAGAAACTTATTTCAGAGCTTTATACGGGTGTTGCCTTTGCTGATGGCCCACTAGAAGTTGAGTTAATTTTTGACAAAGACAAAACAGAAATAATTATTAAAGAATTAAGGCCATCAAAGAATCCATCAAAACTGCGTGGGGATATAGATAATTACGCCAAAGCTATTCTCGATGCCCTCAATGGTGTAGCCTATACAGATGACAAACAAATCATTAGTTTAAAGTTGAGGAAAAAATGAAAGAGTCAAGATGGGATATACCAAAACCAAACTTTAAAAAAGATTTGGAGTTTGGCAAACAAGGCGAAGACCAGGTTAAAGGCTTCCTCCAAGGCATTGTGAACGGTTCGTTTGAAGTCAAGTCTGACCGCTATCGCAATGGCAGAATGGTTGTTGAGGTGGCTCAGAACCCGCGTAAACACGGCTGGAAGGACTCTGGGCTAGCCATAACTGAAGCAGAATGGTGGGTTTATGTGTATACTATGAACGAGGCAATGATAGTTATTTCTACAGACAGATTAAGGCGTTATATTAAAACTTTACCAAAATCAAGATTACGTTTATTTGCGGAAGGCACAAATAACCCAGCGAGGGGTTATTTGCTGCAACCTGAAGAAGTGATGGCACTTCTTTACGATTCCGCATTTGACGGCAATGTCGAAGAATGACATTCCCCAAGACAACTTTGTCTTTTCATCAACTTACTTAAGTAAACAACGTCCACAAACGCCCATGGAGGCGTTGATGCTTTCTGTGTCTGACGTAATTGAGGAGTCGGCAGAAGAACTACAACCGCTGCGGGAAGCAGTTGCTATGTGCATTGAGCAACTAGATGAACAAGACCAATTTATAATCAACTCAGTCAATAGCGAATTTGTTTCTTATGATGAGCTTGGTAAACGCCTTGGCGTTTCCAAGCCACATGCTTGGCGACTCAAAAACAATGCTTATGCTAGACTACAACAACTACTTACAATGCACCCACTAATCAGAAAGAAGGTCAGAGTGGTAAACAATTGGGAACAATCCGCCAGTCAATGGGTGATGCACATTGCGTCATTTGCTACGGAAACAAAAGAGGCAGATGTGGCAAAGCTGCAGCGCCTAATCACATCGGGTCGAGTATGTTTATTTGACCAAGATGAATTGCCGGTGTCGCTACTATGGACAGAAATTGCCATTCAGGCAGTTCAAGATTTGCGCATGCGAGACAAATGGGACTCGGGTGAGATGTGTAAGCTACTGGCATCAAAACAACATGACTATGGACATGGCAACATAACTGCATTTGGAATGAAGGGTGTCCTTGTCCGTCTATCGGACAAGGTTGAGAGATTAATTAATCTTAAATCCAAGAAATCAAAAGCACAAAACGAATCACTCGTAGATACCCTACGGGATATAGTTGGGTACTGCGTAATAGCTTTAATGCTCAACGACGAAACATTTAATTTGGATTTAGGAGATAACTATGCGAACGAGTCAGCTAGTGATTGGATTTGAAATGCCTGTCACCCCACAAGAAATAGCTAACTTGTTGGAAAAACATTACGGCCCCATTGATATTGGCCAAGGCGTACATGTAAATGGATTGCAAACAAATTGCTTATATGCCCACAATAGAAAGAAAAAACATGGCAAGTAATGAGCCCGACGATTGGATTTATGACATCATTCCAGCCAAGCAAGTTGAAGAAATTGAAGACAAAGCAAAAAATCTTCAAAACAATTTAGACAACGGTGTAAACGTTGTCCTGAGTGCAACAAACGATAGCGCAATTAAATTGTGCCAAGCGTATGAGCGTGGCATTCAGGGAAACATAGAAGCATGGATTCACGTTATGGGATTTCTCGAAACACTAATTGAAACAATAGAGCAACACCTAGACGAAGAAGGAATAGACCCTTATGCAAAATGAACCATCAGAAACAGAGCGTTACCTTCGTGATAGGGTAGAGGAGTTGGAGTTAATATTGGAAGCTATGCGCGCGGAACTTCGTGTCGCACAGCAAGAGCTATGGAAGCGAGAATCATAATGAGGCCAGTAATTGTACTTTGGGATGACGCTTACTCAGAAGATGAGTGGATGAGTGTGGAGCACTACAGCCCAAAACCAGAAACCCCAAACATTTCTATTGGCTATATTGTTGCCTACAACAACGACTACGTTCACATTGCATCCACAATTGACCAAGACGGAGGTAATTGCTGCGGAATCATGGCAATCCCTTACGACATGATTGTGTACGTAGCCCCACTACAGATTTTGAGTGAAGCCAAAATATACGGCGACAAAGAAGAATTCGAGCGATATTTGCAAGGCAAGTTCGCTCAACGAGCCGAAGTCTACGAGTTTACTGAGTCTGCGGAAATATCTTCAGAAACGAATCCCGAACCTTCTGTTTAGAGTCAGCCCATTGGGGACTCAATTCAACATGCAACCAATCACCTTTTGGCGCACCATGTATTGTCGGCTTGGTATATTTCTGCCAAGTGCCACGAGTCCAGTTATAACCACGACCGTGTGGTTCTGGGAAATAATCTAGAATCAACTCAATACCAAGTTCGTCCGCATGACGAACTAAAAAGTCAGCGATGTGTTCAGCTGCTACACGACCATTGCGCAGACCCTTTGTTGGGGTCTTGCGATAACTAAGGTCTACCGCCCTGCCCGTAGCGTGCACGGAAAGGCTCTCTGAGCCACGCTTAGGTCTATTAACGTAGGTGCCGTTGTTCCACAACGCACCATCACTCAAGTAAACCAAGTGCTTAATTAACTCAGTCAATCCGGGTCGCTCACGACCCATATCTCCATCTTTGTTGCCTGTGTACGTTTTTTTTGCTCTCATGTTACTCCTTTTTGATTTTCTTAATTGGTGAACCAAAGAATCCCAACCAAGCATTAATTTTGGCATCGCCATACGAGTTAAGCAAGCGGTCAACCTGCGAGATTGGTACAAAACTTCCTTGAACCACATTAACTATTCTGTCCGTAGGTGTTTCGAGTTTTTCATCATTGAACAAATTTTGACCCAAAGTTTGTTCAAGAGGTACTCTCAACAATGGGTTAAGGTTTGAACCAAACTTCTTTGGCATAGCCAGTTGTTCTAGTTGTTGTTGGACTCTTGTAAAACCAAGGTCGGGTGCCGCATAAAGCGGCAACCCGGGAATTCTAAATGCGTTAATTTGTTGCAACCAAACAGGCAGAGGTTGTTGTCGTTCGGTTTCGGTGTCTCGCAAGTTGCGAACAACGGAGTTGTAGGTTTGATACGGCTTTGGATTGAGCCACATGTTTTGTAGTTGTAGTGGAAGGTTGCGTGAGGTCCAAATCCAAAACGGCACAAACTGTCTCATTGTTCTATCGAGTTTGGACAAATCTTCGTAGTCAAAATAAAATCTTTTAATTCTTGCTACCGTCATATCCGTGCTCATGCCCTGAACGGCGGAGTCGTATCCAAGAACAAAACGTGACATGTTGTCTGACTTTTGACCAATTCTGCGAGAAGCACGAGTTGCTCTGTTGTCGTATAATATGTTGCCTGGAACAAGGTCTTGGAATAAATCACTATAGATACCACCACCAGAACCCAATGTTGCTGTTCTGGCTTTGGTGGCGAATACTTGTTCTTCTGGGGACAAAGTTTTTACAAAACTTTTCCACGGAATGCCTTTCTTGTATGCCTTTTCCCATTCAAAAAATATTTCTGTAGCGCGACGGTAATGTGCTATTTGCCCACCAGCCAGCACATATTGGAACACGTTTCCTATAAGGTTTCTAACGTGAAAGCCTGGGGTAAAAGTTGCGTAAGACTTGTGGAACTTTGTGTAACCACCAACAAGATTTACCATTTGGCGAACAAATGCTGGGTCTTCAAAATAGGAAGCATTTCTCCAGAGTTCTTGAAACTCTGGAGTTACTTCAATCATGTCAAATTTGCCGTCAAGGCGCTTCCATCCATCGGCAACCATCTTCATTACACCCGTTTCCTCGGCTGTGAACGGAAGTTCTCGTGTCGCAGGTTTTGCCATAGAAGCCAAACCATCCAAAAGTCTTGCCTCGACTTCCGTTTGAGGAAGTCGGGAAGCAACAACCATTGCTTCAGCCTCTTTGGTTCCTGCGTCCAAAAGAACTTCTTCAACGGGTGTTGCAACTCCACGTTTTTGTACGTTTGTTAAAATGTTTTCTGCGTCTTTAACCCTTGCCATAGCATCAAAATCAACAACCGTTGAATCAGAGGCTATTACACCCTTTGTTTGTCTGGCTTCTTTGAGGGCTTCTGCTTGCGCAGCTTTATCAAATTCGTCATATTGAGAATCAAATTGCTGAACAAGACGATTGATTGTTTCTGTTTTTTCTGGTGGCAAAGACGCAACGGACTGTAGTGTCCGTCGCTCAACATTAACCATTTGCTGATGGTATGGAATGTCTGGATTGTATTCAGACACAACAGACGGCTGTTTAATTGGTTGTTTGGGTTGATTGGCCGCCTTTGTTGCGGCTTGTTTTTTTTCAATCTCTTGTATTTTTGCTCGTTGTTTTTGTTGTTGCGCAACTCGTTCAGCAAGAGCTTTATCTTCGTCTGGGGTTGTAAACAGTTTTCGTTTTTCCCTGATAAGTTCGCTAATTTTTTTGTTTTTTGTACCCTTGGTTTCTAGACCATTCTTTTTTATTGTTTGCAAAACCTCTACTTGCCTGTCACGCATAGCCCGCGTTGTTGGCGTCATTAAAATAAATTCATCCAAATCGCTGATTTGGATATCATTAAAATTTGCCAAAATTGAATTAAAGATTTCTGGGTGCGTTGCCATCCAATCGTTTAAGACTTTAACATTTGGTGAATTAAGAACATTTTTAGGAACTCCCAATATGAGCAGATTGGTGTAATCTGGGCTACCAGCAGTTGGTCTTGGTTTCAAACCTTCGGGCACAGCTTTGGAGGACCCCTGATAGACATCGCTGTATTCCAAGTTGGTTAATCTAACCAACTTGTTTGTTCGTTGTTGCAATACATTTACTGCTTCAATCGCCTTTTCACTTGCTCCGTAGGTTTCCCACCACTCCTGGGTCCTAACTCTTTCAGTTGTTAAATAATCGATTTGATTATCTAGTGATTTAATTTCTCTGTCCAATTCCGTTACAACGTTTTTAGGTTGTCTTTTTGCTGCTTCCTCAGCAGCCATATTCTTTACCCGGCTGTGTTCGAAAAGAAATTTGTTAGCGTCGGACTTGTTCCATGCTTCGCCAATATTTGCTTGCCGCGCAAGAAATGTTGGCTCGCTTGCAAAAGCATCGTTTTGTTGTTTGGCAATATACGAAACAAATCTTTGCAGCATTTCATCATCGGGTATAAAGTCATCGGTATAGTCATCGCCCAGAACAATGCGACGCAAATCCTCATCCTTTAGACGAGAAACAATATATTGTATTTTATCATTTGGAACATATGCGGTGTTGCGTGGATTAACAAACGCGTCCCACTCTTGGCGCGTAAAAGACATTGGGCTATTGTTGTACAGAAATTGAATTCTTCCCCCAAAAGTCCAGTCAACCATGTCTCCGTCAATTGCCCCAAGCTGTTGCAGGTTTTGCATGCGGTTCAAAACAGCTTTGGCCTGTGGATAGAAATCATTTTCTTCCAACATCATTTGTTTATTAGCAGCCAAGTTCTGCTGCCCAACAATTTCGCCCGTTTCTGGGTCAATTCGATTTACCAACGGAACCTCGGTTGGCTCGTCTAGAGCCAACTGAGCTCGTTCCGGCAATATGCTATTTTGAAATCTTGCAAAATATTCGTCTGGCAACAATTCATCAATCTGAACCCGTAGTTGTTCTATTTCCTGTTCTGCCAAAAGCATTGCTCTGTTGGCAATAAATACATCTCTACGCAATTCGTCAACGGTAGATTTAGAAATCTGTGCCACGTCATTAGTAAAGTCGTTCATTAATGACGCAAACAAACCATCTGCAACCTGTTTGTTTGTTCTTTGTGATGCTCCAAGTTCTTCAAAAAGAAAATTCTTTAAGTCGTCATAGTTTGTTATATCTGTTCGTTTACTAATTTTTCGGGCTTCAGACATGAGCTTTTTGGCTCTTGCTGAATTGGAAAACGCAATATCTAAAGCTATTTCAAAATCAGCGGTATCAATTATTGCATCCGGATTTTTTGTTAACAATATGTCCAGTAAATCAAAAGCTGGATTATTTTCATTAACAAATTTTTGTGTTATATCATCAAGGTTTGAATACCTTTTATTTTTTCCCAAAACCTGAGGCATTGATTCAAGAAAGAAATCCCTAAACCTGGTTGACAACGTTGCGTCAGTTGCCGTAATTGGCTGTGGACGAAACCATTGTTCCAAGTTTGTTTTACTGCTATTAATATATTTTTGAATTTTTGCAAAAATAGATGTGCGAATATCTTCTTCGGTTATTTGAATTTTCTTAACTTCGGTTTGCCTTGAAAGAATTTTTTGTAAGCGTTTTTCAATATCTTTCTTTTTAACCTTCAACTGTTCCAAATGTTTATTAAATAATTTTTGTTCACCCTCAGGGTATTTTCGCAACTGAGCAGTACGTTTACTTTGTGTAGTTATCTTTGTTGCTTTTACGTCTACTAAATTTTTAATTCTTATTACTTCGTTATTAACTTCCAAAGCAGTCTTGGGTTCTCGACCCAAGACGGTCTGAGCAACAGAATCCGAAAAAGGATTGCTTTCCAAATCCAGAACTCTTTGCCGCAACAGTTTGCGTTGGGCCTCTAATAAACCATCGTTCACAGCGTCGCCAAGATAGACCTGTACGAACAACGTAAGGTCTTCTTCCGAGTTTAAAGACAAATCTAAATCTGGAATTAATTTCTTGATATCAGAAACTTTTTTTTCAAAACTGTCTTGACTGTTTATGGTTTTTTGAACCAAATTTTGTATTCTTGAAACTCGAGCCAATTCTCTTTCCGATTGGAAAACATACGACAAAGTTACGTCTGCCACGATGTCTTCTATTTCTTGTTTGCTCAATACGGACGGACCAAAGTTGAATTGAGCATATTGTTTTATACGCTCATCAATTCCCCTAATTATGTTTCCAAAAATTTGCATGTCCTGCAAAACAAAACCATAACGCAAATTGTCTTTAGCAATAACGGCTTTGGGTAGATTTGATTTTTTAAGATTTACTCGTCTTACATTTTTCAATCTTTCGGCTTTTTTAAACAAGGCCCTTATGATTCCAAACTTTGCTTCATCGGAAGCAAACAACTGTTTGTCAACGCCATTGAATACATCCCTAAGAGCAACAGCTATTGCTCTATCGATTGTGTCCGCATCGACAACTGCCGTATTCTTTATTAAGCCCTGTATCGTGCCAATTGTTTTTTTGTCTACTACGTTGTCAAAACCAAGACGACTACCAATTTCGGCGCTGTTTACAACGGTTGTTCTTTTGGGAACATAGTTTCCCATTTCAACCATTCTTTGCAAGTCGCGGGCCAATGCCCGCACTTGCGCAACAGTTTCACCAACAATCCCCTCGGCGTCCACATTGTTGATAAGTTTGTCCCTAAGTTTTTCGTATCTATCTAAAATGTCTGTCAGCATTTCGGGCGGATTCTCAAATACTTCTTTTAACTTATTTAGAGTTGAACCAAATTCATTTATTGAATTCACAAGGTTTTGATTATCCAATAGTTTTGTTGGTGCAAGCACAGCTGTTTCTGCGTCAACCACCGCATCGCTAGCAACTTTATTGGCAGCAGTTATTGAACGGGAAGCAAGTTCACCAACAGCGTTGCTAGTGTCCATTGCAACCAATGGGTCAGATTGCGCATCTCTTGCAAGAACTCTAAAAAAATCTCCACCTTCTTTTAGGGCGGTCAAAACATAAGCGTTATGGCCTTGTTGTTGTGCAAAATGTTCAGAGTATTTTTGCAAAATCTTAACCATGTCATTTTCATAAAAGTTGTAAGTCAATGGCTCAAATGGTGCTTTTGTCTTGGGGTTCAAAAGTGTCCCGGGGTTTTTAGCCATATTGTTTAGTTCGTCAATTGTGTACGCTCTATTTTCTATGGTATGCCCAAAGAAAATATCTCCAGGTTGCAAGCTTCTTTTTCGATAAGAAGAAGCAAACCTTTGACTGTCATCAATGGCTGCTCCGCCAGTTCTGGCATCCCACGCTTCTTCACCCATTTTCAATCTGTCTACAATTGCGTCATCCGACTCGATATGTGGAACGTAATTTTGTCTTGATGAAAACTTTGCCGCATACTCGGGAGAAATTTCGTTTGCACTTTTTTGAACATCTAAAAATCTTGCGTTGAAAAAATTTCTAATTTTTCCAGCAAGTGTTTGAACAACTTCATCAGCGTTTTCCAGAGCACCTTCGGTTTCCAAAACAGAAGCAATAGATAGTTTGTTGGCTTCCATATCTGGGTCCGCCACAACTCTCACAACCTGCTGTGTTACATACTCTCTATTTTTTGCAGTTATTGTTCGTTGCTGTTGAGCCATGCGCAAACGAACACCAGCGTCAAGGGCTTGTTGCGGTGTCATTAAATCACCGTTCTCTAAAGTACCCGAAGCTAGGTTTACTCTGTCTCTTAAAACGGATTGATTGTCAATATAGGCAGCCTGAAATGTGCCGTCGGGTGTAACGTATTTCATTATGCTTCTGCCAGCAGGATTTTTTACCAATCCCAAACGTGCCCCGGTAATAAGGTTCTCGGCCAAAGCCCCAACCGAA